GAGATCGATATCAAGAAGCGTGAATTGCAGATCAAAGAAAATGACATGCAAAGCGTGCTTGTCGAGCGCTCGGCCAAGACGCTGAAGTTGCTGGCCGAGGCGGAAGCGGCGGAGGCAGGGCCGCAAATGGAAATGTACAAACAGGACATGGCGCTGTTGCAGGCAATGGCTAAAGGAGAGACGCAAAGTGTGGACAGAGGCACAATTCCAGGCGTGGAAACAGCGCCCGGAAACCAAGGAATTCCTATCGTTCCTGAAGGAGCGCCGGGAGGTTTTGAAGGAGGCCTGGGCTGACGGCGAATTGCCGATGAGCCCGCACGACCAAGCGGCTGCGCAAATCTTCGGAGATATTATCAACTTCGACTATGAACGTGATGTCGCACCCATCTACGAGGAAGAGGAAGACAATGAGCTACCCGAATGAATCCGGTATCCGTCCCGTTGAATACAAAATCCTGATCAAACCCGACATTGTGGAAGAAAAGACCGCCGGCGGCATCATCAAGCCGGACAAGACGCACGAAATGGAAGGTTGGGCGCAAGTCAAAGGCACGTTGGTTGCTATTGGCGGTGCCGCGTTCGGTGATCCGTTTACTGCGGAAGAACACGACTGTCTTGTGCCCGGCGCGCGCGTTTATTACAGCAAGTATTCCGGCATTACGTTCACCGGATCGGACGGCGAAGAGTACCGGATTTGCGCGGATAAGGATATCGGCGGCGTTGTCGAGAATGAAAACGCGGTGCCGATTGTTCAAGCGCGCAAGCGCGGCGGGTTGAGTGCGGCATGATCGCCACCCAATACGAGGATCGAACAGCCGCCCACGAGGCGGCTTTTTCAATGGAGGATTAGGAAATGTCAGTACAGGAAGAAGACAGCGGCGAAGAAGTCGTTGAAGTTGCCGAAGAAGATGCGCCCGAAAAGCCAGAGCTTAGCGACGTTGAACGTCTTGCGTCTGATATGGGCTGGTCCCCGCAAGATCAATGGCGCGGCGATGCCGACAAGTGGGTAGATGCCACGGCATATATCAAAGCAGGCCCGGAAATCCTCAAATCGTCGCTCAAGCGGCAGGATAGCAAGATGCTCGCACTTGAGGGCACGTTGAAGGAATTCAAAGGCCATTACGAGAAGGTCACCCAGACGGCCTATGACCGCGCTATGGCCGATTTGAAGCAGCAGCAGCGTGAGGCCGTGGCGGAGGGCGATACGGAAGCCTTTGAGCGCGTGGAAACGCAGATTGAAACGCTGAACGCGCCGGAAGCGAAGGCGGAACCCGACGCCAACCCCGACAACGACCCGGCTTTCATACAGTTTCAGGCGAAAAACGATTGGTACGGCCCGGACGGCGATTACGAAATGACAGCGGAGGCCGAAAAAGCCGCTGCCGTGATTGGCCGCTCATACGAGGGCGAAGAATTTTACACCAGAATTACCAATGCCATGAAAAAGAAGTTTCCCGATCGGTTCGGCAATCCAGCCCGCAAGGAAACCGCCCGTGTGGAGGGCAGCGGCGGCAACGCGCCTCGCAAGAGCGGTGGCAAAACCTTCAGCGATCTACCAGCGGAGGGGAAGGCCGCTTGCAACAAGTTTGTGGCCGAGGGGCTGATGACAAAAGAAGATTATGTACGGGATTACTTCGAGGACGAATCATGAGCGACGATATCAAAGCGCTACGCGAGCAGGCCAAGGCTAAGGGCATTAATACCTTCCAGATGGGCAAGGACGCCATTCAGGAAGCGCTTGACGCCCCAGCACGCGAAGACAGGCCCACGACCCGGGAGGCGGGCGGACGACGCTCGCGTGTCCCGTTGGGTTCGATGAGCCAGAAGCTCTCGTTTCCCCCGAAACCCGGATATGTGCGGCGCTGGATGAACGATGCCGCAAACAGAATTTCAGACGCCGACGGCGCTGGTTACACCCACGTACAGGAGCGCTCGGATGGGCGCGACGTGAAGGTAAGCCGCCGTGTCGGCACGCATGAGGACGGATCGCCATTGACGGCGCACCTGATGGAAATTCGTCAGGAGTTTTATGAGGAAGACCAGGCCGCCAAACAGGCAGGCGTGGACGAAATAGACGCTGCCATCAAGGGCGGCGACCCGCGCGGGCAAGATGCCGAGCAGGACAAGTTTTATACGCCTGCCGAGGGTATCTCAATGCAAGTCGATAACAGCTAGCACTCCCGCGCTTCACCCCTCAATGGCCGCCTTTAGGGCGGCTTTTTACTTTGGAGATGCCAAATGGCAAACGCAGACACGCCGTTCGGTCTCCGTCCTGTAATGCACCGGAACGGAGCGCCGTACAACGGGGCAGTCACGCCCTATTACAAAAACTCAACCTACGCGACAGCCTTGTTTGTCGGGTCGGCGGTTATCAAAGTGGCCGGCGGTTCAAACGCCGCAGCGGTCACCGCGCCAGGAGCAGGCGGGTTTAACATCGGCACGATTGCCGAGGTCGAGGCAGCCACAGTCGGTGACACCAACCGGATCACGGGCGTTGTGGTCGGTTTCGGGGCCAACCCGGACGATCTTTCGAAGGTTTACAGCCCCGCATCAACGGAAGCTGTGGTTTGGGTCTGCGACGACCCCGACGTGATCTTTGAAATTCAGGCGGACGGGGCAATTCCTGCCGCGTCGATGGGCCTGAATGCGGTTTTGATCGCAACCCATGCCGGGAATACGAATACCGGCATTTCGGGGTTGGAACTCGATACCACGTCGGACGTTCCGGCGGCGGATGCTTCCAACCAACTCACGATCTTGCGGGCTGTTAACCGCGAGGACAACGACACCACCCTGACGCATGCCAAGGTTCTTGTGATGATCAATCAGCACACGGAGAACCAGGGCACCGTCGGTTCACTTGGCATTTAGGAGGGCTGAGAAATGGCAGTTATTACAACCGGCTCGCACCCGAAAGCCTTGTGGCCTGGGATTCATGCCTGGTTTGGGCGCACCTACACCGAGCATAAGGTGGAATACACCGATCTGTTCGACACGCAGAGTTCGAGCAAGGCGTACGAGGAAGATGTCCTCGTTACCGGGTTTGGATTGGTGCCCGTCAAGCCGGAAGGCGCGGGCGTAACCTATCAGGCCGAAACGCAAGGGTTTACCAAGCGTTACACCCACGTTGCGTATTCTTCGGGCTACATCACCACCAAGGAGGAAGTTGCGGACAATCTCTATGAAGTTGTCGGGCGTCGGCGTTCTGCGGCTTTGGCTTTCTCGTTCCGGCAGACCAAGGAAAATGTCGGCGCGAATGTCTACAACCGGGGCTTCAATTCGTCCTATCTCGGCGGCGACGGCGTGAAATTGTTTTCTACTGCCCACCCGACGAAATCAGGAAACCAGTCAAACACGCTGGCTACTGCGGCTGATTTAAGTGAAGCCTCGATTGAGGACATGGTGATTCAAATCATGGGCTCGACCAACGACAAGGGGCTGAAAATCAGCCTCATGCCGAAATGCCTGATCGTGCCGCGTCAACTGTGGTTCGAAGCGAACCGGGTTGTGAAATCGACACTTCAGAACGACACCGCAAACAACGCGGCCAACGTCCTGAAAATGACGAACACGTTTCCTGACGGCATCAAAATGAATCATTACCTGAGCGATCAGGATGCATGGTTTATCCGAGCTACCGGCTCGAACGGCATGACCTGCTTTGATCGTGAGATCGAAGATTTCCAGCAGGACAACGACTTCGACACCTCCAATTTGAAGGCGAAGAAGTACGAACGATACAGCTTCGGTTGGTCGGACTGGCGGCCCACGTTTGGTTCGCCCGGCGCGTAGTTAAGGCGGGGGGCTTCGGCTCCCCGTTTCTACCTGTTCACAGAGCGTGGACATTCCACGCCCGCAAGGGCGCTCAAACAGGAGTTTTTAAACAATGGCTTCCCCTTCACGGTTTCCCAACGGCGTCGGCACGGCAAAGAGTACCAATCCCCTTGGTATGCTTGGTATGCCCGATCCCACAAATTTTCACGCATTTTTCGATGACTTCGATACCACGCCAATCGCGGCGCAATGGACGCTAACGGCGACCTCAGCCGGGACGGGTACGTCGGCGATTACGGTTCCTGACGCTGATGGTGGCTTGGCACGCATTACCACGGCGGCCAATGAAAACGACGGAATCTTCGCGGAATGGATTTCCGAAAGCTTTCTGGTCGAAACCGGCAAGAAGCTTTGGATTAAAGGACGGATTAGCGTCGGCGATGCGATTCAATCGGATTGGATTTTCGGTCTTCACTCAACGGATACGACACCGCTTGATGCAACGATGCGCTTTGCCTTTATCTCGGAAGACGCTTCCGCCGCAGTCTTCTTTAATTCCGACGACAACACAACCGACGCTGACAGCAGCACGGTTGCCACGCTAGCGGACGATACGTTCATCACGCTTGGCGCTTACTACGATGGCAAAGGAACGGTCGAGCTATACGCCGATGATGTGCTGATCACCACGATGTCGGATGTCGGTGTGCCCGGTGCCGAAATGGCGGTTGGGTTCGGCTATCTGAACGGCGCGGCGGGTGCGGAAACCACAGACCTCGACTACTTGTTCGTCGTTAAGGAGCGATAGCATGGAAGGTGAACGCACTCCGCGTTTCCCCGCTGACACAAGAAACGCGATGGAGTTGATTTCATTCGTTGGCAACATCAAGGAGCGTGAGAAATGGCTTACCCGCGCCAATGATGTTGTCGCCCGCAACGAGAAGCTGATCGAAACAATCGGCAACGCTGACGAGATCGATAAATTGCACGCCGAGGCCAAGGCGTTGCGCGATTCCGTGCTGTCTGAAATTGAAAAGCGTGAGGCGGCCTTGGTGGCTGATCGTGAAAATCTAGTACGCGCTGGCGTCAAGCAACGAGACGAGCTTGCCGAAGAACAGCGGGTTTCGGGTGAGCTTGTGCAGACAGCGA